GGTGTCTTAAGTTATACGAAGACAATGAACTCAATGCTGATAGACTGTATGAAAGCCTTCAGCTTCTATACCTTCTCAGATCTTCTGATGACAAGTATAGGATACCTGATGAAGTTTGACAGTAACCTAGAGAAGAAGTTATATGCAGAGATGAAGAGTTGTACTTATCATCCTGCAAAGAAGATCAGCTACATCATACCTAAGATGTACGAGCCTGACTTCTGTTACAACAGTAACGGATGGATGACGTACATAGAGGTAAAAGGCAGATTCAGAACTAGAGAGGAGGCGCGTAAATACGTAGAGGTACGTAAGGCGCTAGGTAAATATGAAGATCTTGTGTTTGTATTTCAGAATCCTAACACACCGATGCCGGGTTCGAGACGACGGAAGGACGGTAGTCGTTACCGTATGAGGGACTGGGCAGAGAAGAACGGATTCGATTGGTATACACCAAGTACTCTACCAAAGGAGTGGCTATGACTAGGCACTTAGTAATACCTGATACACAAGTAAAACCTGACAGTAACTTCGATCATCTGTACTGGGCAGGGCGCTACGCTGCAGCAACTAAACCTGACGTTATCATTCATCTGGGGGATCACTGGGACATGCCAAGTCTCAGTAGCTATGACGTTGGGAAGAAGTCGTTCGAGGGTAGGCGTTATGTCAATGACATTGAAGCTGGTAACGAGGCAATGGCTAGGTTCCTAGAACCCATCGAGGCAGAACGTAAACGTTTACGCAGAGGTAAACGCAGACTGTGGAAGCCTCGCATGGTGTTTCTTCTAGGCAACCACGAGTACAGAATAGAACGAGCTATTGAATCAGACTCCAAGTTGGATGGGCTAATGTCATACAATGACTTCTATCTAGATAGCTGGGAGGTGGTACCGTTCCTACAGCCCATCATCATCGACGGTATAGCGTACTGCCATTACTTTACCAGCGGTGTAATGGGTCGTCCTGTTAGTACTGCAAAGCTTATGTTGCAGAAAAAGTTTATGTCATGTATCATGGGACATGTTCAGGATAGGGATATAGCTTATGCAAGAAAAGCAGATGGAAGTAGTATTACTGGTTTGTTCGCTGGCATTTTTTATACTCATTCTGAAGATTATCTAAACCCTCAGACTAACGGTAGCTGGTCAGGCATCTGGATGTTAAACGAAGTAAACAACGGATCGTTCGATGAGTTACCAATTAGTATGAACTACCTCAGGAGAAAGTATGGATGACGTTCGACGAGTTGTTGGAACACGTTGCCGAACACTACGATGAGGTAACAATCATGGAAGCACTAGAGATCACGGCAGAGGATCTGGTAGAGCGGTTTGCAGATCGTGTGCTAGAAAAAGTCTACAAGTTTAAGGAGATGGAATGAGTATTGACGACGCAACTCCAGCAGAGTGGGACGGTATTTCTATATTGAAGAAGCCAAAGGCAGACCCCGTAGAACAACCAGACCACTACAACAAAGGCGCTATCGAGGCTATCGAAGCAATCAAAGCATCTATGCCAGCCAACGAGTTCAATGGCTACTTGAAGGGCAACGCATTGAAGTACCTATGGCGCTATGATTACAAAGGTAAACCAGTAGAAGATTTACGTAAGTGTCGCTGGTACATTGACAGATTAATTAAGGAACTAATTTAATGGATGCATATCAACAATACATTCACAAGTCCCGTTACGCACGTTACCTACCAGACGAGCAACGGCGTGAGACTTGGGAAGAAACAATCGACAGGTACCTAAACTTCTGGGTTGAGAAGGGTAAGCTTACTCTTGAAGAAGCCAATGGTATCTTTTCTGACATTCATAGCTTGGATGTTATGCCTAGCATGAGAGCGTTGATGACTGCTGGTGAGGCACTAGACCGTGACAATGTAGCTGGCTTTAACTGTAGCTACCTACCTATTGATCATCCTAAGGCGTTTGACGAAATGATGTACGTCCTGATGTGCGGTACAGGCGTAGGCTTCAGCGTTGAGCGTCAGTACGTATCCAAACTACCTGAAGTAGCGGAGGAATTTCATGACACCAATACCGTTATACACGTCGCCGATTCTAAAATTGGCTGGGCTAAAGCCTATAGAGAACTTATTAGCTTGCTCTATTCGGGTCAGCTTCCAAAGTGGGACGTATCTGGAGTACGACCTGCAGGCGCAGCCCTTAAGACCTTCGGCGGTAGAGCATCTGGTCCAGAACCTCTTGTCGATTTGTTTAACTTCACCGTTGACGTCTTTCGGGAAGCTCATGGACGTAGGCTCTCCTCAATCGAATGTCACGATCTCTGCTGTAAGATTGCACAGATCGTCGTTGTCGGGGGAGTTCGCAGAAGTGCTCTCATCAGTTTGTCTAACCTCACTGACGATAGACTCCGACGATGCAAGTCAGGCCAGTGGTGGCAAGACAATCCGCAGCGTGGCCTAGCTAACAACAGCGCATGTTATACAGAGAAGCCAGACTTTGAGGCATTCCTAAATGAATGGAAAAGTTTATACGAGTCCCGATCAGGAGAGAGAGGTATGTTCTCTAGAGTCGCAAGTCAAAAGCAAGCTGCAAAGAACGACCGACGAGATGCTACCTATGATTTTGGAACTAATCCATGTAGCGAGATCATCCTACGACCTTACCAATTCTGCAATCTATCAGAAGTTGTTGTCAGGGCAACAGATACGCTCTCAGACCTCAAACGAAAAGTTCGTGTTGCGACTATCCTTGGAACTCTACAGGCTACCTTGACAGACTTCCGTTACCTGCGTAAGGTATGGAAGAACAACACAGAGGAAGAAGCATTACTAGGAGTATCGCTTACAGGGATCATGGATCATCCGACGTTGTCGGGAAGGAAGGATAAAGGTGTACTCAAAACATGGCTTACTGAGTTACGTGAAGAGGCTATCGGAACGAATAAATCATGGGCTGACCGACTGGCTATTAATACTTCTACTGCTATTACCGCCGTTAAGCCTAGCGGTACTGTGTCTCAACTGGTTGATTCTGCTAGTGGTATACATCCACGATACGCACACCAGTACATCAGACGAGTACGAGCAGATGCAAGAGACCCACTGTGTACAGTCCTTGAGGCAGCAGGAATCCCTGTAGAGGACGATGTAATGTCACCCAGTACCAAGGTATTCAGCTTCCCTATAAAGTCCCCTGACGGGGCTGTGGTGGCCTCTGAGATGGGTGCTATGGAACAGTTAGAACTGTGGGAGATTTATCAAGACTTCTGGTGTGAACACAAACCGTCAATGACGTGTTACTATCGTGATGATGAATTCTTAGAAGTAGGACAATGGCTGTATAACAAGTTCGATAAGATTAGTGGTATATCGTTCTTACCGTACAGCGAACATACCTACCAACAAGCTCCTTATGAGCCTATTGATATAGAGACTTATGAGAAGCTAAAGGCAGAGTTCCCAGAAAACATTGAGTGGAATATCTCTGAGAACTCTGACATGACTGAAGGGTCACAGACGTTAGCCTGTACTGGTAACAACTGCGAGATCTAATCCAACTCTACTGACATGTAGTCTTGGTAATCCTGAAGTCCTTTACGCTGCAGCGTTTCGTTAAACTTGCGAGCCTGCAGCGTTTTTACCCAGTTAGGTCCAAACCTCTTAGTACCTTCTTGTATAAACTCTAGCATCAATGCCCTATTAGTAGAAGGATTGACAGCCCTTGAAGAGTGGTACTCAAGCATTCGTTTCTGCAATGAAGCTCTTGCTGATTTAAATCTTTCTCCTGCGACAAGACCACCTAGTATCCCATCTTGATAGGGCCTAGATAACTCACGCAGTAACGACAACTCAGCAGAGTTTAACGTAACACCCAAGAACTCTTTGTTAATTACAGGTATGTTAGCTTCTGTCCTGTAAATATACTTCTGCACCTCTGTTTGATTAGTAGGGACGAAGTTCATCTTGGTTATAATTTCAAACGCATTCTGACCTTGGTCTACTCCTTCTAGCTGCGTTGTATCAACAGGTAACATTTCTCTAACGCCAGGAATTCTTTGCATTATACGCTCGTACGGCTCTCGTGCTATACGTTCTTCGTCATCAATAATACGCGCCAAGTCCGACACACCAGTAGGGATAAATCCTTTAACTAAATCTGCGCCGTAATCTTGCAGACCTTTACCCTTATCATACTTAAAGTAATCTAAAAACTTAACCATACCTTCTAGTATTGTTTTGTTTAAGGTAGCGTTAAGTAATGCAGTTGCAATTTCATCAGCAGCTGTGGTAAATCCGTTGTAGTCAGGATCGTCGGTATCTCTTTCTTTCATGACAGCTTCCCATAGATCTACGTATAGGCTAAGAACAGTACCTACAGGTTCAATACGTTCAAACGGTACGTATACATCACCTACTAGAATAGACCTTTCAGGAATACCTGCTTGTTGCCATCTGCGTCGTTCCTGTGCATCAATAGGAGAACCAACTATAAAGGGTAAACCTTCTTCATTAGACTCTGCAAACAACGTACCAATACCAAACAAAACAGGAGCGCCTAACGCTACACGAACAAGGTAGTCGTCCATGTCTTCTTTAACTAGCTCAACCTTTCCTTCCCTAATCTTTTTCTTAAGAACTTTAGGTCGCATAAAAGGTATCAATGCAAGAGGAGTATATGACACACCTTCCATCACAATGTTGTATGGAGTCTTTGCAAAAGGAAACTGAAGATTAAGAGCCAGTGCTTTTAGGTTATTACCCATAGAATACTCAGGACCAATCTTAGCCTTCTCTCTGTTGATCATGTTGATCATACCGGGAATGTTAAAAGTACCGGGCCTATCACCTAGCCTGCGTTGAAACGTCATGTTCAAAGCAAACTCACGTATGTCCTCGTAGGGTATGTCCTCAGAAGAAAACAAGTCTTGAAAGAATGCATTGTTCTTTTTTTCTAGTGCTTGGTTAGCTGCACGTACCGCTCTAAATTTAGCTGCTTTAGTCTGGGTCTCTGCTAATTCAAGTTCGCCTTGATACTTAGCATTGTGTACGTCCATGACCTCGTTAAAGTATTGGTTATGTAGTTCATCTACTGACACACCTTTAGTAGCTGCGTCTTTTAATGCTTGCTTTCTAGCCAACTCAGAAATCTTCAGCATCCTAAAAAATACTTTAGATGATTCATCAATAGCAACAGCAGCTCTTTGAGGTATAGTTAACCACCGTAAACTTTCAGGAACTTTCTGGTTAGCCATGTACTCAATGTCAGTAATAAACCTGACCACTTCTTCGTCACTAAGATTAATTGAATCAACAAACGCAGCAATATCTGCTTCAGTAATGCTATCGTCTGTTGCAGCCCACGAACGAATATAAGCTTCTTTAGCACGTTTACGTAGCTCTGGTTCAGAGATGCCTTGAGTACGGGCCACATACTGTATATCTTGGCCTATGTCAGATGCAATGCCTGTCTTCATAGCAGAGGCAAAGTACCTACCCATGTTGGCAAACATCTGAGAATCTCTACCAGCCAGCGCAGCAAAAGCAGCATAAGTATTAACTACACCGTTACGTATCATAGAGTTAGGAACATACAAGATACCCTGCGCCATAGCAGAAGCTATGTTAGCCATGAGCATACCTGTTGATCCTAATAGAGAGTTGTTATATGCAGAAGCTATAACAGATAACGTATTAAAATTCTTAGTGCCTCCATCATTTAAAAGGCTCCTAACAAGCTCAGGACGTAAAGACTCAAACTCTTCAGGCATAGAGTCAACAGCAGCAAGAACTCTGTTAATGCTTTCTTCACACTCTTTTGATATAACTTTTCTAGCCACACTTAACTCCAAACAGGTTGGTGATTAGTTGATTGCGATTAACACGACGTGTATTTTCTGCTACAAAACGCTTAGTCTTTTTAGCTTGCAACATAATATGAGAAGCAGCACGACCGTTAGTACGTTGTAACTCTGCAATGTAATTATTAAAGTACAGATCCTCCACTAACTTAACCATCTCAGCACTGTCAGCTTGGCCATCTTTCTTTAGTTTACGCATCTGTTTCAGAGTCTGATCTACTCTGTTGTTAGCTTCAATAAACAGAGGACGTAGTGCTTCCATTTCTTCTGGCGAGAATATTCTGTTTTGAGGCTGATCCATAATAAAGTCTACGAGTGTATCATAATCTCTGCCGATTGGACCCGCTTTTAATCTAGCAGCTGCTTGCTCTACATTGTCGTATGTAAACTTACGCTCAGAAATAGTAGGAAGGTTTTGAATAGCCCAGTCAACGTCCTCGTCTTTAAAACCCATCTGCTTAGCTTGTTGACGTTGCTTCTGTTCTGTTGATGCAGCAAGCAATGCAGCACGACGACCTATTTCTTCTTGGGTCATTTCTTCCTGTCTGCCTATGTCCCTACCTACAGGCATATCTGCTCTATCTCTAGCAGTAGACGGTGGCATCTCACCAGCCCGACGCGCTGCTGCTTCATCAACACCTGCTGATACTTCTTGTGCATACTGTACTGCAGGACGTACACCAGCAGACGAGGCACTAGGTGGGGCATCTAATCCTAATCGTGGAGCAGCATCGTCAGAGTTAAGAATATAATTTAACTTGTTCGCTGCATCAGTAACAGGATCACCAGTCTCTTTAGGTGGTGGTAGCTTTACACTAATCTCTGCATCAGTAGGATTGTTTAGTTCTAATCTGTTTTTCTTGTTGACAATCTGCAAAGGATTATCGTATCCTACGCCTGATATAGTAACAACGTATCCGCCGTTAGGTGAGTAGTCTAAGCCAGTAAGCGTATCTATTTCTTGTTGTAGTTCTTCTTCTCTTCGTTCTGCGCGAGCTTGTCTAGCCTTAGCGCCAGCCTCTCCCGGTTGTAGCTCTTCTTTGCGGCGAGACAGTCTATCTAGCTGGTTCTCTAAAGAAACAACCTTCTCTTTAATAACAGCAGCTTTTTCATTAGCTTGATTAAGCTCTTTTTGCCTAGTAACACGTAGCTTCTCTATCTGCTTCTCGATAGGCTTACGCTTCTTACGTCCTACCTGTTGTGTTTTCTGCTCAAGGTCTGCAATCTGCTGATCTATGTTTTGTACTTTAAGCGTAGCAGGAGTAGAACGAGTAACCTGAGGCGTAGGCTCTACAGCAGCAGTAGTAACAGGAGTCTCTACAGGTCTGTTCATACGAGGCTTGTAGTCCTGACCAGCAAGTGCAGTGGGTTGTAAAGATACAGGCTGAGAAGCTAGTTCTGGTTTTACTTCAGGCTTACGTAGCGGTGGTGTAACAGCAGCCCCTACAGCACCAGTAGCCCCACCTAAAGCAGTACCTATGCCAGCACCATAAAGAGTGTTCATTAAACGACTGTCACCAAACTCTTCGTATACAGGAATAAGCGCACCCTGAGCAGCACCCTCTGCACCACCACCAGCGGTAATACCCAAAGCAGTAGCTACTCTAGGAGCATTGGGTAAAGCTTTAGTAGCGCCTGCTACAGCTAATTTACCACCCACACCACCAACAGCTAAGCCAACAGGATCAACAACAGCACCTGTCAACATGCCTGAGAAGTAATCTTCAGGCGCTCTTGCTAGTTCTACCCTAGTATCAAACTCTTCTTCAAGAGACTTCTTAGGGGCTAAGCCTAAACCACGAAGAGAATCCATCAAGCCGTCTGTAAAGCCAGATGTAGATGCTTTGTTTATGCGTTGAATTCCCATGCCAGCAGGAGCAAACGGAGCCATCTCTGCAGCCTGTGCAGAAGTAAGACCACTGAACCCAGCCTCTTCAGGGCCAAGCTCTTTAGCTCTACGCTGGACAGCCTCGTTCATCAGAGTAGCACGAACTTGCTCTGGTATTTCATTAGTAGGGGTATCCCCAAAGATCACTAACAGATCATCTACGGGTATTTGATCAATAGGCGTATTGCCATACTTCTCTAATAGCTTTTCTACTGTAGGTGTCTGCTTAGTGTCGTCTTCTTTAACGACCAGCTGTACCATTATTGCGACCCATTAATTGATTAAGAGTAGGAGATCCGTTTGTTGGTGGCGGTGGTGGTGGCTCATTTCTTAGAGGAACCTTAGGAGGCCACGTGTATTCAAAGTCTTGACCTACCGCAGATATTGCAGTATCATTCAACATATTAAGAATACGCTCAGGTACATTGCCATCTTCATCTAGGTAAATGTCTAGCTTAGTTGGCTTTGCAGTAGGAGCAGGCTGGCCCATAGCAGCCATCATAGGATCCTGCCTACCTTGATAAGTAACTAACAAAGTACGTTTACGATCTGCTTTAGAGTCTTTTTCTTTAGACAACTGACTAGCTTCTGCTCTGGCTACCTCTGCCGCTGCTTTACTACCAAACGCCTTTACCGCAAGATCAATAGCCTTCTGTCTATTACTGTCAGTTATTTTATTTTTACTTAACCACTTAGCCCATTCTCTTGATTCTTCTACATCAGCATCTTGATCAAGACGATTTAGTATCTGTGCCTGAGTAAGACCACGATACTCTTCCTTTTTATCTTCCGGTACGTACTTATCAAAGAATGTCTGAAACTGTTCTTCAGTAGTTTGCGTTGCCTTACGACTACGAATAGCCTGTAGTTGGTTTTCTACTGCAGTAACATCACGACCAGCAGCTGTTGCCATACTACGTATACGAGTCTCAAGACTAGCAATTTTTTCAGGATCAGTTTCAGCTATGTATTCCTGATACAGCTTTTGTAACTCAGCATTAGCTTCAGCTTTTTTAGTCTCAACCATTCTTTTTTGAGCAGCGTCCATTTGAGTTTGAGCAGCAGTAATCTGAGCAGGAGTCTTAGCTGTTTGCATAGAGTACTGAGCACGTTGCATAGGCGTCATGGATCGTAATGCCTGCATTTGTTGCTGTTGCATTTGTTGTTGCTGTAGCTGACCGGGAAGCTGTGCCGCTTGTTTTGCAGCAGTAAACATCCCCTGCCCGAAAGCAGGATTAGCCATCTGTCTTAAAAACTCTTGTGAAAACTTAGCCATTGTTTTACCCTTATCCGAATAAAGCGCCTAATGTCGATACTAAATCAGAATTTCCTGTTGATCTAGGAGTTAACGCGCCTTGTAAAAGACCAGCACCCGTTTGACCTAACAAGTTAGCTCTTGCTTGTTCTGCAACCAACTGAGCTTCAATACCAGACATAGTTGCTTCACCAAACAAACCAGCACCTTGCAACTGAGCTTGCTGCTGTAACGCCGCCAATTGCTGTGCAGGCTGAGTAGCCGCCATAAGTTGTTGTTGTGGCAAGTAAGCAGATCCAAGGAACTGTTGACCTAACGCTGCTTGCTGCATTTGTTCAGCCTGCGCTTGTTGCATAGCACCTAACATAGCTCTATTACGGGCCTCTTCTTGCGCTGTAGCCATTGCCAACATTTCAGGAGTAGCGCCACCATAAGCAGCAGAGCTTGTCCCTAATCGACCTTGAGCTGCTAGTCGCTCTTCAAGTGCAAGACGTTGCCGCTCCTCTTCAGGGCGTTGGGCACTACGCATTCTTTCAAAGATAGCTTGCTCACGGGCATCTCTAGGCTGCACAGCTTGACCAAAGAAACCACCAGCACCTCCTAGTAATTGAGTCTGCAAAGCAATCTCTTCAGGAGACAAACCCATAGTAGTTTCGATGCCGCCAGAAGGAGTAACTCTAGTACCTAGATCGGCCCCAGTAGCAGTAGTCACAGTAAAGGGTCTAAACTGTGTTTGCTCCAACTGTGTTGCGGCAAGATCTTCAGCACGTGTTCTTGCTTTAGTACCTATGTCACTAAGACGCCCATAAGCTTCTCCTGTCAGCAATCCACCGACAACACCCGGAAGCAAAACTTCTGGTTGCATTAGATACGATCCAAGCCCTCCTAGTAAATCAAGGAAGCCGCCGCCGCCGCCAATAGTTTCATCGTCTGTTGCTACAGCCATTGTTATCTCCTAATTAAAGTAGCTTTCCTATCAAAGCCATTACGTTAATTTCTTGAAGTGATAAAGCAGTTCCGTTAATGTCTGCTTCTAACCCAACCACTACGCTTGTACCGTACCCAGTGGCGTTTAATGATCTTTGACTAGTTAACTGACCTGCTGTAAATTCTACGGTAGTGTATTCACTTTCTCCGTAGTAGCCAGAAATTTGCGTACCTACTGTAAACTCAGCTGTAGAATACGTCGTATCAAAATCATAAGCCCACTTAAGAAATACTGTTGCGTCGTTCGCCCCAACTAATGTTGGCTTTAATTTCTTAAGAATTTTAGCTCGCGATGCGTCACCAAAAGTCAAGCTAGGGCTATAGTATTTAAAACGATATTTTAGTCCGTTATCTTGGTAACCAGCATACTGACTAATTCCGTTTGTTGTCCCAACATATACGGTTCCGTTTTCTAATCTAGTAAATGATGTAAACCCTGTTCCTACCCAACGAGTTACTCGATATGAACCATTTTCAAGTATGCTTCTAACATCAAAACAATAGATAACATTTTGTCCTGTAAACGCCAGCAAATAAAAACCTTCTTCTGGACTATAAACGGACCTAAAAAACTCTGATTCATTTTGTAACGAAGAAATAATGTCTTTAGTAATGTTTCCTGACAAGCTGCTAATAGGCATAGACTTTTCTTGTATTGTTCGCCCAAAGCTTTTTAGCCCTGTGTGTGACAAGAACAACACGTCTGTACCCGTGTACTGTACAGTATCTCTATTAACACAACCAATGCCTGCTATAGTATCCGACAAAGTCATAGAAGCAGGAGAAGTAGCACCTTCGTACACAATAATGCTGTGCTTACCAAAGATAATTAACAGACCGTTGTGAGCTGCTAGTGCGACAATCTCGTCGTACCCATCAGGCCACACCTTAGATACGTCAATGTTTCCACTAGAGCCGCCTGACCAAGCTGTTCCATCAAGTAAGTCAGACCAGTAAATGGTAGACTTGTTAGTACTGAAGTCCGCAGTCCACAAACGACCATACGCAGCTAACACTTCATGACCGTACATAGTACTAGCAACGCCAGTAGCGTGTGCATGTGTTGACATTTTTTCTACAACGCCAGCATGGTTAGAATAAACTAAAGGCTCATAACCACGTTGGAAGAAAAACATGTGGTCATTAAAGTTTACAATCTTCCAGTCGTTAGCGCTGATTGTGTAACTGCCGGGAGTCTCGTCCGCTAGTGTAGTTGTACCGCTAATGATTTTGTTGTTACCAACAGAAAATATCTTACTGTTTCCTGCGTTGTCTTCATATTCTTTAATCGCTCGTAACGAATCAGTGCCAAGAACAGTCTTGTTTGTTGTCACAACAGTGTGACCTTTGCGTGACGCAATACGACCACGTTTATCAATTACAGCGTTGTCTGCAATTTCTGCAAACGACGGGTCTTGAGCCAGCGGTGAGTCCTCGGTGTTAACACCTTTGAATGCTGGAGCTACAAGATTAATACTTTGCAGTTGTTGAGCCATATTAAATAGTCCTAAATACCATCTCTTCAGGGTGCTTGACTGCGTCTATAGCAATAGCGTCAGACAAAAACTTATCAGCAATAGCGAAGTATTCAGCAGCAGATGTACCCCCAGTCTCACCACGTTCACGTGCCAATAAAGCTATAGCAAGGTGGACTACAGGCATAGCAGGTACAAGCAACGAATCTGTGTTAGAGCTTAAGTCTGCTTGTCGTTTAATAACATCAAAGCGGAGACTGTACACTTCATCAGGAGTTGGTCCTACTAATACTTGCGTATCACCACTAGCATCAAGTCCGTTATATGTGTAATACCGTGGTGCGCCTTCTGCTGCGCTGCTAATGTACAGCTGTTCGTTAAACCAGTCTTTTGTTTGGTAGTCCATAAACAAGTTGCTAGTGTCATTTAGGACACACATAACTTTTACATTATCACCGCCACCCGTTAATGAGTAGGTGTTGTCTGATGCAGTAGTAGAAACAGTAATTGTTTCGCGTAAAGCAGACCAGTCAGTTGCTTCTTCTACTAGTTTTTTTGCATCATTAATAAAATCACCTACCATTTTTACGTAGGTAGTACTAGTGACTGACGTGGTTTCTTCTTCACGCAATCGACGCAGTACGTTATTCATTAAATTAAGATACGTCATGCTAACATTCCTCGTCTGCGCGTCCGCATTAATAATTGTTGTGCTTCTTCATTGTAGTCTACTGCTGGAGTTTTAATGGCAAGTTCTGGCGCTTTTCTAGGACGATATGTAATACCCTGCAAAAATTCTTCATAGGGTGCTCTAGCAGGTGCAGCAGCAGCGGGAGCAAACATACCTCCAGCAGCTAAGGCATTAAGCACATTGCCTGCCATAATTTGATCTTCTAACGCTTGTTGTTGCTCGCCGTACAGTATTTGAAATTCTTCTTGGCCCATAATAATATCTTCTTGACCTGCAAGAATATCCTGTTGACCACTAAGAATATCATCTTGTCCTGCAAGAATATCTTCAAGCTGCTCATTAGATATATCTAATCGTTGTGTTACGTTGTCTTGAAATTCGTTGTAAGCTTCGTATTGACTTATTTGACCTTGTTGCAAAGCCTCAAAATTTACATTAAATTCGTTGGCTAATTCTTCAATACTAAGATTTAAATCATTAAACGTATCTAAAGACGCAAGATTAAGTTCTTCTAAGTTTCCATTTACATTAATTAAAGCTTCAGTAATTCTTATTCGGTCTTCTTGAGCCGCTAAAAACTCATCTGCTACGTAATCTTGGAACTGGTTTATAGCTTCAGTTTGGCTTATTTGTCCTAACGCTAAAGCTTCAATATTTACATTTGTTCCTGCAAATAATTCTTCGATAGTTTCGTTTTGAGCTTGAAACTGCTCAAACATAGTATCGCTTAATAAGTTAACGTCTCCGCCAACATTAAGGATAGCTTCTTGTAAGTTTTGCCTTTCTTGTCCTGCTGTTTCAAACTGCTCTGCTAGATAAGAATTAAGGCTTTCAAAAGCTTCAGCTTGTGATATTTGTCCTTGCTGAAGATCTTCAATACTAAAACCAACACCTTCAAAAAGTTCAGCAAGAGTCCCACCAAATTCTTCAAACTCTCGTTGAAAGTCAGCACTTAGTTGTGTAACGTTTCCATCAACAGCTATAATAGCTTCTTGAAGGCGCTGACGTTCTTCTGAGGCAAGACCAAACTGTTCTGTAGCAAACGTAGCAAAGTCATCAAAACCAGCTTCTACAGCTTCTTGTAAAGTTATAATATTAGTGTCGAGCATTTCTAACTCAGCACTAAGACCACCTTCAATATTAGATAAAGACTGTATTAAAGACGCTTCAAGACCCGTAATACTTTCTAAAAATAAAGCTTCTTGCTCACTAAACTCAGTAGCAATACCGTTAATAGCATCGTTAAATCTGCTGGTAAGGTCTTCAAAATTTTCTTGAATGTTTTCAAAACCAGCTTGTACTTCTTCAGAAGTAGAAAAACCAAAGCTATCTAATATGTTTCTAACTTGTTCTTCTGTTACAGCATCAGGAAGATCTATTCCAGAAATAGCCTCATTAATTATTTCTCTTACGTCATCTACGGACAGACCTTCACCACTACCGGGCAATGAGTCAATAGCTTCTTGTATTATCTGCCTGACTTCTTCTTCTGTTGCCCCTTCAGGAAGATCGGATATTGCTTGCCTTAACTCTTCTGTTGTTAGTCTAAACTCTTCTGCTGTTTGCCTAAACTCTTCTTCTGTTAAATAACCTGCTTCTGATAAAGCTAGTCTTACTTCATCTAACGTAGCAAAACCAGCGCCTTGTAATGCTTCTTGAACTTCTTCCGTTGTAGCAACATCAGCTAACGCGGTTATTAATTGTTCTTCTGTTAAATATCCTGCTTCTGCTAAAGCTGTATTAAACTGATCTTCTGTAAGAAAACCAGAGTTAGCAAAAGCATCAGCAATATCAGCAGGCGTAGCATAACCTGCTTCTGCTAAAGCTTGTATTACTTGTTCTGGAGTAGCAAAACCAGCACCTTGAATAGCTTCTTGAACTTGCTCTGTTGTAGCTACGCCAGATAAAGCTTCTGTTAACTGCTCTTCTGTCAGGTAGCCAGCATCAGCTAACTCTTGACGTATACGTTCAAAGTTTTGTTCTGATAACGTAACGCCATTAAGTTCAAAGTATTCAGCAATGTCCTCCATTGTAGGCATTGCATCAAAATCAGGAAGAGTCTCAACAAAGTTGTTGATGATAGTATTTATTTGTTCTTGTTGCCCAGTAAACTCTGTATCAAGCTGCTCTAAAAAGTCAGCAAACAACCCTTCAACTACAGAGACAGGGTCTTGATCTGTATCTCCGTCACCATCACCAGTACCGTCACCGTCATCTTCGTCGTCTCTATCACCGCCTCTATCAGGGTCTCTAACGTAGGTAGGAATATCAAAATAGTCAGCTAGGAAAAAGTTGTACCGCGACTCTTCGTCCAGTGTCTTCCAATCACCGGGAAGTACTCCTCCTTCTTCCTCATAACGCGCTATAAGGTCATCCATAGAGTACTGATAGATGTCTTCTTCTAGTGCATGAAACGACAGGTCATCTAACAATGACTGATACGTACCAGAGTTAATTGTCTCTAGTCCAGTGTCTTCCAGTTGTTCTCTTGTATACTCTTCGTTAAAATCAAACTCATATTCTTCGCTTTCTGCTAATTGCAAAAACTCGTCTGATTCTTTATTAACAAAATAGTTATTGCCTCTGTTAGTAAACATTAAGGCAACTTCGTCTTCTTCTACTTCTTCGTTAAAAGGAGGAAAATCCTCGTCAGGAGTATTAAAGTTTTGTGTTAGTACACTACGTACTGCACCGTAAACACGAGGGTCTAAAATTAAAGGAGGAAGCCACTGAGGTATTGAAGGAAAAGCTACTCCAATAACACCACCGATAACGGAACCTGCTCTAGTAGGATCTGCAATAGCTCCTGTAATAGTGCCAATAATTTCACCAACTTTTTCTTCAATTACACCAGCAGCAGCTTCGCCAGAACGAACAATAATTTCACCAATGTCGTTTAGTAATTCGCCAATGTCGCCTTCTTCCCATGCTTCTCCAATATCTGTTTCGTCGATTATTGTCCATACTTTGTTTACAGCTTCTTGTATTGTAGGAAGAAAAATAACGCCAGCAGAAGGCATCCAATTAGGTAATGATATTCCGGGAAGATGAGGAATCATTACATCTAAAATACCGGGACGATATTCTTCTACTGTTACAAGATCGCCGTTTTCGTCTGTTATAGGATTTCCGTCTACATCGCGTAATACTACAGGAACATTTTCACCAAAGATTTGACCCCCAGTTTCAAGAATGTCAAATATATTTCCTGCTATGCCACCACCTTCAGTTACAACAACTTCTCTACCAGTTACTGTAGTTGTAGTAGCAACAGGAGGACCAACGCCAGCAAAAGACATACCGCCTTGTTCTATAAACAACTTGGTTAGTTCGCCGGGGTCTTCCATGTTTGCAAGCGCTTCAGGATTGTCATACATTGTATCAACAATCTCTTGCGCTCTTTCTAAAGCTCCAGATACGCCACCAGTTTGTTCTATTTCTTGCAAGGCAGCTTCAATTTGAGAATTATACCATTCTTGAGTTGCTGTTTCGTCTCCACTTATTTCTGGAGGAACATCACCAATTCTGCCAACAATACTGTCCCATATCATTTGGAAAGTGTCGTCTGCAAAAAGAGTATCTAAATCAGAAGGCTCTCCGTCTTGGTCTTCTGGGTCTCTAGTATCGTTTAGAACATTTCTTCTAATCCATCTTTGTAATCTATCTTCTGCTTCAGTTTGTTCTATAAACTGTCGAAAAAGAGAATCAGCTAAATTTCTAAAAGAATCTTCTCCCGGTAAATCTTCAAACTCAGGTATCTCAAAAGAGTCATCACCAAAAGGATCGTCATCAAAAGAAGTAACGGCCCTTACATTATCTATAGTACCACTTGTCTCAAAGTCGTAAGCTCTGGCTTCTTGAATAGTTGAAAATGTACGATCACCAACACTATACATATTTATTTTTTCCAGTTAGCTAAACCACGAATACCAAATGATGCTGCAACAGCAGCCCCCAAGAAACCTTTGTACCAATCAGGCATACCATCTAAAGCAGCAAACCCTTGCATAACTACAGGCACCATGCTAGGGAAGAACGCAAGTATACATGGTACTGAAAACAAGATAGTAAACCATTCGTCTTTCCATGAACTGCTTGCGTTGTTAGCATGTATGTTTTCCCAATTAGCGTCTTGCTGAATAGCTACCATCTTACGCTCGTGTACCGCTTTCTTCTCTTCGGCCTTACGCTCTA